TCTACAATTTTTTTATCTTTTAATAGAGTAAAATCAAATACAGATGATATTAATTTATAGGGTTTAACTCTCCAAGTATGTCTCTTTTGAAATCTTTTATCTGTAAAAAATGAATTCCAATATTCGATAGTGTTTATATTCATAAATTCATTAACGTATTCACTAATTCAAAATCATATTTATACATTTGATTTCGTTTTATTTTATTTTCTTTTGCTCTTAAAACAGTTTCTTTGTCTTGGAAAAAACCATGTATTCCAACTATTGCAGAATCTACAATATAATATGGATTTATCTCAGGAATCCTTGACATCGATGCTTCTGGTCTATCTATATTAATCTTATCCAGATGATTCTTCATTATTTCTAACGCTTTAGTAGAATAAAAAACAGGTGAGCCTAAAAATAATCCATTTTGATATAAATCATATAATGTAAAACCAACTAATAAAACTTCACCAGAATTAGCATATGTATTAACCTTTTTTATATTCTGATTAACTATTACATCTGCATCTATCCGTAAACAGTCTTCAGTTGCCACTGTTATAAAATCAATATATTTATCAATCCAATTTTTTTGTTTTTTTAAAAGTACTACGTCAAAACCATATCTTTCTAATTGTTTTTTACAAATATCTGTGGTTTTTTCACCGATTGTAGTTAAATATGCCTTCATTTTTTTATTCGAAGTAAAACATTAAATGAAATGGGTTGATTATATTCTCTCCAAACATTAATAACATCAAACTTTTTAGTATCAAATAACTCTTTACAATCTTCTTCATCAAAATCATAAATATCAGAATTACTAACCTTGTGAATTGATGATAATACTAATAACATGAATCTATCATCTCGTAATACTCGATGCCATTCGTCTAAAGTTTTTTGTATATCGAAAGAATGGTCAATTGAATTGCTATATATTAAATCAAATTTATTAGTCCAATCAATTGGCAAATTATTAAAATCATGAGCATAACAATTTATTCCAACACTTGCTACATCTGGATTAATATCAACCCCATAAATAGTCGAATTACGAAATGACAATATCGAATTACCAATCCTTTTAAATGATTCGTACTCATTACCTTTTCGAATTCCCATACAACAGATTCCTTCTGGTCGTAAACATTTCTCAGTCCTTGAGAGAACCATTAATGGAAGTGCTGTTAAAATCGTCTTAAAAAACAACATCTCATCAAACGTTGTCGATGTCCATTTTTCAACAGACCTGTCTATTTGTATTTTGCGATATTCATCATAATCTTTTACTCTATCACATTTTCTCATATTTTTCTACTTCATCTATTAAATATTGAACCATTTTTTTAGGTTGATACACTGTTGTATAATACTCTAATGCTTTTTTTCCCCAATATTCATAATTATCTATTATTTTTTGTAAATCATCTTGCCAATTATCATCAGTAAAATCGATTTGTGGAAAATAACCATGATAACTAATTGCATTATCATAAGATGTTTTTCTTAATACGACACATTGACCCATCATTGCATGTTCTAACATTCTAGGAGTATATTCCCCACAGCCAGGGGGATTTAATCCTGCTTTCCAAGAAAAACTATCTTTTAAAAATTGTTTATAATCAACTTTGTCTTTATGTGAAAAATTAAATCTACTATTAATTAATTTCTCATATAAATTCTTTCTTGTATTAATAATATAATATCCACCAACCGCACCACTTCCTGCACCAAAATGTTTTTTATCAATCCACATTACTGTTGGGTCAACTTTATCATAATGGGGATGAGTATATTCTGATAAATAAGAATAAAACCCTATATCAATTGTCTTTTTTGTTTGTAAATTTTTTAATCGATATTCCGCTAAATTCGGTAATAATTCTTCATACATTTCAGGATAATAACCCATTACGAAAAAGGGTAAAACCTTTCCATTATTTGCTTCAGCATATTCGATAATTTTTCTTGACCAAATTGGAGAATATGACGTTTTAAACATTATAAACTTTTTTCCCTTACATTCATTTACTATCTGTTTTATTCTACCACATGATTCGTATATTTGTAAATCTTCATTAACTCCATCAGATGTATCAATATAAATATTCATATCAATACCATAAAAACTTGCAGTTTTTCTTATTCGATAATTACCCTCATGATGGCAGAAGTTCATGTCCTCTAATTCTTTGTGGATGAATCTCATTCTACCAGTATTATAACAACCTAAAAAAAATTCTTTCATTTCCGTGGTGATAAAGTAAAATTAATCATATCTCCTTCTTGTTCAAGAGAAATTTGATTCCAAGGTAATACTCCATAATCTGCATACCTCGGATGATAAGGTCTATTTGGAAATGCTTCACCTGTTCCACATATATAAGCAAAACTATCTATAATAAAATGTCTCTTGTGTGTAATATCCATATAATCTAATTTGCTTCCAGCAACAGGAACATTGCCAATTAATAATCCATCTTTTTGTATAACTCTGTGAAGTTCATTTAAAGCAAAAATAAAACCATCTCCTAAATGTTCAAAAACATTCATCGCTGCAACTTGTTCAATCGAATTATCTTCAAATGGAAGTTTTTCTTTTTCTACATCTACTACATAATCTATCAATGATCGACCTTCTCCAGTCTTAATCTGAATCTTGTCAAGATTGACAAAACCATGTTGAACCTGTCGTCCACTTCCATAATTAATTTTCATATCGCTCAGTTGATTACAGTTTAACGACTGTTGAATCTATTTCATTAAAATATAAAGACTCCCATAAACTAGAATCTAGAGTTTTCAGACGATTTAATAATCACTACCTCGTCCTAGATAATTTGGGTATAATGTTGAAACTTTTTCAGATTGAAAAAATTCTTTTGTATCAACATCCATTATTGTAAGTCTTCCCTCATATCCACCACCAGTATCTAACATCCAAATATTCTGTCGATGCATCGGAAATTTAGAAAATCTCCAAATTGAAGTATGCCCAAGAAAAACCTCTTTATATTCTTTAATTTCTAAACTGTTCCAAATTGCTCCATTTATTAAATCTCTATCCCAGACTAAATAATCCCAGGTTTGCTGTTTTATATCTTGGCCACCAATAAATCCCCCATGAACATATATTCGATTTTGTTCATCTATAAAATAAAATGGTTTACCAGTAAAAAATTCTGAATGTTTTTTTCTCAACTTATCATTATCCATGTATGCTTTCCATGTCATTCGTCCACCTTGTAATAACCAGATTGATAATTCTGTTCCTTTTTTAAACCACTCATCACACCAGACATCATGATTACCCATTACATATACTAGATTTTTTATTTTTAAGAGTTCTTCTATACATTGTGGAGAATCAGGCCAACCATCAACTACATCACCTAAACAAATCAATCTGTCATTATTGTAATCAAATTTACTTTTAATTAAGCATTCTTTAAGTGCTTTATATCCCCCATGTATATCCCCAACACAGAAAGTTTTTGACATATTATTTTTTACATGCTAATCTTCTAGCAACTGACCATGGTATTCCAATTTTAGCTTTACTAATTTTATTTTTAATATCAATAGTTCTTTTTTGACCTAAATTACTCTTTCTAATTTTTATTTTTGTCTCAATTGAATGTTTTTTACCTAACATTGATTTCCGTTTCTTTTCAATAACATCTGGTCTATTTTGAGATATTTTTGATGAATTACTTTTCTTTAATCTAGTACCGGGTGAATCCTTTCGACCAGTCAGAGTTTTTGAAATCCTTATTTTATTTTCCAACGTTAATTTTTTACCTTTATTTTTACCAGCCATTGATTTACTTCGTTTTTGGCAAATTTCATTTTTTCGTATTTCAGTTTGTGATGAAAAAGTATCTCCACCGAGTCCACCTTTTGCAATATTATAACCAAATTCTCTATTATCAGAATGATATTCAGTTATCAATTCTTTTTCTCTTCTATTAAGTTCTGAAACAGACAAACATTTCTCAATATTTTCAACTTTAAAGTTATTACAACCAACATGTCTCATTGCATTATATAAATAAGATTGTTTATTTAATTTAGCATTATTAACATGAGCAAAAAATCTTTTTTCAATAGTTTTCTCTGTTTTACCGATGTAAATTTTATTATTTAATAAATTTGTAATCTTATAAATAAACATAAAAATATGAGCAAGTAGAGGGAATCGGACCCTCATCTTCTGGTTGGAAGCCAGATATTCTGCCACTAAATCATACTTGCATGTGCAGATAGAGAGATTCGAACTCCCATCAATCGGTTCGAAGCCGACCATACTTATCCATTGTACTATACCTGCATTATTTACTAAGCCCAACCACATAAAGCAGGTTTGCCTCCCAATGGGGTTTTTGACGAGTAGCTACTCCTTCCTACAAATATGAGACTGGGTTTAATAAATAATGTAGCGGTACAGGGAGTCGAACCCTGCTTGGTAGGTTGAAAACCTACTGACTTAACCGATGGTCGATACCGCCGTGGTGCAGACAGAAGGACTTGAACCCACAACTTCCTCCATGTAAGGGAGGCACTCTACCATTGAGTTATGCCTGCGTACAGGTGGAAAGACTCGAACTTTCACTCTTCTCCTTATAAGGAAGCTGCTTAACCTTTAAGCTACACCTGTCTGGTACAGGTTGAAAGAGTTGAACTTCCGTCTATTCCTTATCAGGGAATTGTTCTACCGTTAAACTAAACCTGCATCTAGTAGAGATAACAGGATTCGAACCTATATTACCGGCTTAGAAGGCCAGTGCACTGTCCAATTGTGCTATATCTCCATGTGGGGATAATAGGAATTGAACCTACACTAACTGGTTAAGAGCCAGCAATTCTACCATTAAATTATATCCCAGTGTGGGGATAGCAAGAATCGGACTTGCATACTCTGGTTAAAAGCCAGTAGTTCTGCCATTGAACTATATCCCCAATGCGGAGATACGGGGAGTCGAACCCCGATTAAAAGCTCGACAAGCTTCTGTCTTAACCGTTAGACCATATCTCCAGTTTTTGAGCCGGAGGATGGAATTGCACCAACAATTAATGCTTACAAGGCAATCGTTATGCTATTTAACTACACCGGCTTATCGAATATATCAGTTTCTAAATATTTGTTTCCAAATACACCTACTAATAAATCTATATCTTTTTTTGTGCTATGTAAAAGTGCTCTATTTAATATTGACATACTTTTTAACATTTCTTTACTTTGTTCACTATATGTATTTTTCACTGAACTAATATACATATCTCTAAATGCCTCAAAATCCTTTATAAAACAATGACCACCTGCTCCTCTTCCCCCTTGATGACTGACCTCTAAATGTGTTCGACCGACTCTCTTATCTGCTGCGATACCATTTTTTACAATATCATAATTTAATCCATTTGCAATTGCAATATCATATACCATATTCATACAAAGGACTTTAAAGAAAAACCATACATTACCTGCATATTTAATCATTTCTGCTTCTTTTACTGGAACTATTTCTTCATAAGGTGCACTAGGGAGAACAGATATTACTCTTGTTGCAAACTTTCTTGATTTAGATGTATACCCTACTATATTCCTATCAGGATTCATCGCATCATATTTTGCTGTTTTTTCTGTTAAAAATTCTGGTGAATGAAATAAATATCTCGTGTTAAATTTTTGTTGCAACTCTTCAGTTTTGCCGACTTGCATTGTTGATTTAATAACTATTATCTGACCAGGTTTAGTTGCTTTAGTAATTACATTTTCTAAAATTGAAAAATCTACACCCTTAGGTGTCGTTGGTGTTGGAACTGCAATAAATACAATATCACATTTTTTAATTTTATTCTTATTATCTACATATTTTGGGTCCAAAGAATATCTGATTACTTTATATCCTCTTTCCTCAAAACAATCTGCATAATTTTTACCAATAAAACCCGTTCCGATGAAACCTATTAATGGTTTGTCATTGTTTTTCTTCTTCATATTTATTCTTTAA